GTGGAACGACGTATCGAATACCTTGTAGGTACTTTGATCGCTCACCAGATGGGGATTTTAGATTTCCTTCTGGTATACGGCTCTGGCGTATGTGCATAAAGAGACTTTAACAACTGTAAGGCATCTATGTATACATAGATTGATATAGTCGAGTCTTCCATGTATACACATGGCGGACAAATACGGGTATACCCGGAGAGATTGCACCTGTGTTGATGGCTCAAGAATTAGACTTCAACTCAGTTTACATCCGAATCACATTGAAGAGATCATTTGTTTTCGATGCGGAGCCTGGCATGGTATTGCCAGGAAGAAGGATGGTGGAAAAAGATGAAATTGTATTGCAAGATCAAGAAGGACGGCAAATGGAGCTGGTATGTTGGAGATTCCCCCTGGAAGATTCATGTTGCCAGAGGACTTTGTGAATGCCGTGTCTGTAGACCGAACTCTGTTCGCCAGGAGGAAGAGGAATGAGATTTTGCCCTTGTGGTACGAGGTTAACCTCGTCTGTAAGAAAATCTACACTCCGTTGCGGGAAATGTTGTCGGCTCGCTCGTGAGGCACAATCATCTTCTAAACACTTGCAGGAATCCGACCTGGAGTGAGTAATTTGTGGCAGCAAATACTCACGTCCAGTAGGAGGCTTCGGAGTCCGTCATCGACCGCAGGGAGATGTCGCAACGCCGATTCGCAAGGCGCACCCTACTATACTTGGTTAATAGGGTGCGCAAGTGTGAAAAAAAAAACTTTTAATAATTTCACAAGGAGGCAGTAGCATGGCGTGTTGTCCTAAACCATATTTGATGGAGGACAAGGAGTCATGTGGATGCACAATCGAAGCCTGCTTCAGCTGTAATAGTATCCGGCCTTTAGGTCGGTGCTCAGTACATGGAGTAGGTGAAGAGGAATGACCGTACATTTCCAACCGTCAATGTTCGAGCTTGCTCGTATAGGTCATTACCAACTTACTGTTCAATGGTCGAATATGTCCGGTGACAAGATTCGAAACACTCAGACCCGTGAGTGTTGGTGGCCGTTGAAGAGTGAGTTAGGCCATGTCGTCTACGGAACCAAGCGGTGCGGTAGGCGAACTTGCTGGGCTTGCCAGTATAGGGCCCGATCTAAACTTAGATCGACTGTCGATGATTTTTTCCATCGTCACGTTATTCCGAATCCCCGTGGGTATCGGTTCGTAACTCTTACGTTACCTGGAGCATGGTACGAAATTCGCCATGCGTCTGTCGAAGAACAATTGACAACATTAAGAAAGAGCTTCCGAAGTTTACGGACTAAACTGAAGAGAAGGGGATTTCCAATCAGTGGGTTCTATACAATCGAAGTTGAATCATCGAACAACGAGTATTGGCATGCCCACGTCCATATGATTTGCAGATGGCAAAACATAGACTACAGTGAACTCAAAGAGATGTGGACCAAGAGTGTTGACCGCAAGACTCTGGCACATTTGGTTAATTGGGAGTTAGACCCAAATAATCAGAGAACTGTACAGGTTGACCGCTTTTCTAATGAGAAATTGGCGGATTACCTCACTAAGGTTACTAACTATGTAACTAAGGTGAACGATATGCCGCATAATAGGAGGGATATCGGGGAAGCATTATACAGGCGACGCACAACCGGTTGGTTAGGCGAGCACTATGGCTTCAAAAAAGAGAACAATGACCCCAGCAGTTCGACATCTACGTTATGATGTCCAAAACAGTGAGATACCAGGAACTGAGACATCTCACTTTATTGACTTAGCGAGAGATCTATCGATATTAAATCGAAGACTCTATCGACAAGGCAGAACCTACCACGTTAGAAAAATCACAGTGGTTTCACGTGATACCATTGCTGGTTGGACTGGGCAGACGCTGCCTAATCCTAATGAGCAGCAAAACGCTGGTAGAATCAGCTTTTCCACAGCTCCAAATTCCTGGGTTGCCAGGGGCGCTTGGAAAAGGGGATTCAAGACTTTCAATTTGATGAATAAGGAGGCTACGCATAATTTAACAAATGATATCGCAGGCAAGTGGGCAGACTTCAAGATTTATCTGAGTAATGACCACTACCTTGGCAACAAACTCGATCCAATCGATAATGGTGGCAATGGTCCTACAAGTTATGAGTGGACGTATTCCAATTACATCTCTCCTGATGGAACTACGGGCGATGATACCTTTAGGATTCACCTCATGGGTGCAACCCTTGGTTCCCCAGGATCAATAAGTGCAGCTGGTTTAATCCAATCTTTTGGAGATACCAGAGCAACTGTTGATTACGATCAACCGAACGTGCCTGGAGATGCGTCCGACGACCCTCTCCTAAACGTGTTCGATTACGGAACAACAATTGATGAAGTAGTGAATCAATTAGAAGCTGATAATGATGGTCCTCCATATGCACTTTCTGATTACCCTGGTGGAGATACAGAAATGCCAAAACCACTAGTCATGGTCGACGGCACAGTTGCCGACGGCTCTACGACTCTTGGTGGCTTCGAGGCACTATGTGGCCTCATAGAAGTCGAGTGCAACTCACCAATAGAGAATGATGTTTGGTCAGTCCTCGTAGAGATTGCTCCAGGCAACTATCGAGGAATTAAATCCGAGGCGATTTGAATGGTTGAATCTCAACAAGTCGTATCGGAAGTAATTACAGCTACAAAGACAGCTTCTGTGATGGAGCACATCGTGGAACGACGTATCGAATACCTTGTAGGTACTTTGATCGCTCACCAGATGGGGATTTTAGATTTCCTTCTGGTATACGGCTCTGGCGTATGTGCATAAAGAGACTTTAACAACTGTAAGG